TTTTAAATTGGGGAGTTGTTATTAGTGGAGCACAAGTAACACTACCTGTTATTCAAACAGAAGGTTTGATGACACTTACATTATCTATGTTAGGTTTAGGTGGTATGCGTAGTTTTGAAAAAATGAATGGATTAGCCAGAGAAAATATGAAGGCTACTCCACCAAAGCAATAGCATTGTTACTTGCCCAATCGCATAAATACAATATAAGACTGGGATAAAAATATGGCTACATACGAAATTATTAATATAGGTGCGTTACCAAATGACGGTTCAGGTGATCCGTTAAGAGTTGCCTTTGATAAGATCAATAACAACTTTGCGAACCTATACTCTACTGCTGTTATATCATCTAATACATACACAACAGGTAATACAGCACAACAAGTCATTTGGGAATACCCAGCAAACGCATTTACATTGGGTTCATTTTTTATTAAAACAAACGACCCCGGCACAATTGATCAACAAGATGTTAGATTAGATGCACAATTAAGTGCTAACTCAGCCAATATTAAATTTTCAGCATACTCATCTACACAGTGGGGAAATGTGTTAATAAGAGGCACCGGATATGATATGGATGTCAATGCTGGTAACGTTAGGATATTAGTTGATCCTGACCCAGCAAACGTATCTGGTTCACAAACACTATTTCATTTTATTAATTCTTCAGTCATGTTCCAAGGAGAAGCACCAGCAGGATTGCCAATCGCACTTGATGGCTATGTAGATTCTGAACTTGCAACTGAAGTAGACGATACAATTACAACTGAAGAAACACCATAATGAGAGCAAGAGAATTTATAACTGAAGATAATGCACCTGGCAAACTAACTAAACGTCAACGTTATGGTTCAAGAGGCATGCATAAGTTCCAAGATGTAGACGGCAGAGATAGAGTCTACGAATTAAATCGTGTAATGATGGCTCTTGCACAAGCAGATGGAGAATCAGATCATCAAAAGATAGACTTAGATTCAGAAAGTTGGATAGGCACAAGCAACATGGCTGTACCATATACTGAAGTAGAATCTAATATGTTAAAGTCAGCATACAAAGCAGTGGGCTCTGAATGGGAAGACTTAAACTCAGGTGATATGCGTTCATCTGAATTACCTTCAATTAATAAACAAAGTCCAGTAGAAGGTTTTAAAGGGTATGAAAGATAATGGCAGCCGTCAACGTTCCAGTTAAAGGATTAACAGGATTAATTACTATCTTTACATATGCTGATGATGCGACAACTACTGTCGCAGACGTATTAGCATCAATCATAGCATCAGATGGCATAGCCGCAGGCAACTATTATAACTTAGCATTAGTTAGAGATACAAGTATCAACGATAACGACACTCCAACTGCTACACTTGCTTCAATGAACTTTGTAGGTGCTACAGGCACTGATCCTTTCGCCTCAGGTGCTATTGTTAGTGAGACAATTGATAATGCAACACAAACAACGATCCCAGCAACCGATATATTTCTAACAACACCGGCATCTACTGCAAGTGCTCCTGCTACGGCATTACAATTCAGACAAGAATTAAGAGTATCAGAAATAGCACAACTAAACAGAAAGGGCGGCGCTACTGGCAATGTTAGTCTACCCGCATATAACGCATTAAACACTGCTGATTTAAACTTACTTCCTGCTAAGTATGTTGGAAATACAGCAACACCTACTTCAACAGTTCCATTAGCATCTAGCAGACCTTGGACATAAAAAATAATTCTTAGACAGTTCCTGTCACTAAATATTATCATACTATTTCTTATATCTGCACGAAGGAGCAATGAATGGAAATCCCATATGATATTAATAACACACTTGACTTAATCAAGTTAAAATTTTATAACGAGTGGCTATATACTGCTCACATTTACGATGAAGGGGACAGCCCATTTCATAAAGACCTAACAAAACAAGTAGTTGAAACCTACATTGATCCACTAGCATTACCCAAAGATTCTAAAATTTTAGACTTGGGTTGCGGCCCGGGATATTTCTTAGATGAAATGAAAGAAAGAGGGTTTGAAGATGTGTTAGGAGTTACCTTGTCTCCTGGAGACATTAAAATCTGTAAAGATAAAGGACATGAAACTAAAGGATATGATTTGTCATTTTTGCCTCAGAAAGATGGTTACTATGACGAAAGTGTAGATTTTATTTTCTTACGTCATGCATTAGAACATTCCCCTTATCCTATCTTTAGTTTAATGGAATACAACCGTATTTTAAAACAAGGATCAAGGATTTATATTGAAGTGCCGGCACCAGATTGTGATAGAAGACATGAGTTTAATTTAAATCACTACAGTATATTTGGACATTCGCAACTAGCGGCTCTATTACAACGTACAGGTTTTGAAATCGAACAATTTAATAATTTAGAATTTGACTTATCACAACAAAACCCACAGGATCCTGAAGGAGAACCATTAAAAATGAGAGAACATTATTACTGTATCGTAGCAAGGAAAGCAAAAGGTCTTGATATCAAATAAGTTTATTTTTATAAGATACACACTGTCATGGATTAGTCAGCAATTGGCTATTCCGTTTTGGGCAGTAGGACATTTGCATCTTAGTCTTAAGATGGATGTCTATGAAGATATTCATATGATTATAGCATCATTAGGAATGAATATTTTAGTTGCTATTGGTTTCTTTTTAGACTACCAAGATTATAAAAAATCACATTAAATGCGTTTAATTACTTTTGGTTGTAGTTTTACACAAGGCATCGGGTTAGACGGTGGCGGATTTATGGACCATCAATACTATAGATCACCTCAAGATGCTATTCTTTATATTAAGCCTGCAAGTGAACATGCATGGCCTTTTTTGTTAGCCGAAAAGTTAAATTTAGAATGTATAAATTTAGGTAGGGGAGGCTCTTCACCTAAATTTGTGTTTCAAATGATCAAAGAATTTCAATTTCAACCTAGTGATACAGTAATTATTCAATGGCCTAACTCTCATCGCAAAGTCGTTTGGGCTAATGAAAATAATATCGACGGTGGAGGGCCTTGGCAGACTGGAAATTACACACCTCATAATCCTAAAATTTATACAGAAATATCACCGCATTACCAAGGCATGGACGATTATTATAGAAAATACAACACTGATTTTGACAATTTATGGGAACTAGGATTATTAATCGAAGGTGCTCACAATTATTTAAAAGATATTTGCAAAGTAGTTTATTCTGTGAGTGAGGAAAATGAATTGCGTAACAATGAATTACTACCTAGATTTTTTCCTATACTAAAAGAAGTAAAACCCTTTTTTAAAGACCAACCAGAAGATTTAAATATACCTAAATCTGAAATACTTTTAAACAAAGATCAATTAATAATATGTAATGATGAGCATCCTGGTAGACAATATCATATAGATTTTGCCGAGGATATGTTTAAAGAACTAAAAAGCCACTAAATACTAGTATGAGCAACTTTAACGCAAGTGGTACGGGCGAATTAGTCAAGCCAGCATATAAGAAAACGGCATTTAAAAATCAAAAAGAAATTGATGATTTTGTAAAGTGTTGTGATCCTGATACTGGTTATCTATACTTTATGGATAACTTCTTTTATATTCAGCATCCAACGCAAGGTTCAATTCAATATCATCCTTATGAATACCAAGAACGTTTAATCGACACTTATCATAATTATAGATATTCAATTGCTCTTATGCCTAGACAGTCAGGTAAGTCTACATCAGCCGCAGGTTACTTATTATGGTATGCTATGTTTGTACCTGATGCTACGATTCTAATCGCCGCACATAAGTACACAGGTTCACAAGAGATTATGCAACGTATCAGATATGCATATGAAAACTGTCCTACCCATATCAAAGCAGGTGTTGTTACATACAACAAAGGATCGTTAGACTTTGAGAATGGCTCTCGTATTGTGTCAGCAACGACTACAGAGAATACGGGTCGTGGTATGTCGATCACACTCTTGTATCTGGATGAGTTTGCATTCGTAAGACCTACAATTGCCGAACAGTTTTGGACTTCTATTACACCAACACTAGCAACAGGTGGTAAAGCAATCATCACATCTACTCCGAACTCTGATGAAGATCAGTTTGCATTGATTTGGAAACAAGCAAATAAAAATATAGATGCTAACGGAGAAGAAACAGAACTAGGTGTTAATGGATTCAAACCTTTTAGATCATACTGGCATGAACAACCCGGACGTGATAATAAGTGGGCAGAAGAAATAAAAGCACAATTAGGAGACGACAGATTTGCACGTGAAATCGGTTGTGAATTCTTAATAGCAGATGAAACATTAATCAATCCTAATACATTAATCATGTTAGAATCAGTAGAACCTACAAATAGAATGGGTCAAGTCAGATGGTTTCAAAAACCCAAGAAAGGCATGGTCTATTGTGTAGGGTTAGATCCGTCATTGGGTACAGGTGGAGATCCAGCCGCAATACAAATCTTTGAAGCAAACACAACAACACAAATCGGCGAATGGAAAGATAATAAAACAGATATTCCTCAGCAGATTAAATTGTTGGGGCAGATTACACAATACATAGCAGAAGAAACAGGTGAACCAAACAACATATATTATTCACTTGAAAACAATTCGATAGGAGAAGCCGCATTGATCTCACTATCAGAATACGGAGAATCAAATATTCAAGGTATATTCTTAAGTGAGAAAGGTAAAAAACGTAGAGGATACAATACAACACACAAAGTTAAACTTGCCGCATGTGCTAAATTCAAAACATTGATGGAAAGTAAAAAAATGAATGTAAAAAGCAAAGCATTAATTAGTGAATTAAAAACTTTTGTTGCATCTGGTGGTAGTT